TATGAGATTTGTTTTTTACTATATCTTCTAACTCTTCTTGAGTTAAATTTGGAAATTGTTTTACTAATTCATTTATAGGTATAACTTTAATTTCACCGACATAGTATATATCTTCAAAATAAGGGGAGTTTGTGTAAGAGTAAACTAAGTTGGCTGGGTCGACGTAATCAATAGTAACACCTTCAGAAGTGTTAAAACAAGTCTTAACAGCACCAATACCTATTGTCGTTAAATCATAATAAAATCTTTTTTTAGTTAATTCGTATTTATTACCTTCAAAAAGTAAGTTTAAAGCTTGTTCTTCTGCTAGCTCTACAGCTTGTTTATAATCAAGCTGCATGTGTAGCTCAAGTTCTTCTTTTGTTTCTGGTAAAGCAATGTCTGTTCTTCTAGTATCAACATTTAATAGGTCCCTGTTAGTTTCGTGGAAATTAATCATTTGCATATCCGCTAAAACATCTTCCATATAGTTTGTTCTTTCAGCCACACTATAAGGATCTTGAGAATAAGCTTTTATATCGTAAGTTCTTTCTGATATACCGTTAACCACAATATCAACAAATTTAGGTATAATAGGCACTGGTTTCCAATCTAAATTAAGATAGGACAAATCACCGTTTATAGATAACTCATCCTTATATTTTTGTATTGATTGCTCTCCTCTAGCATAAAGCCTAAGGTTATGAAAATTGTTTACGTTGTTTTGATATTTACTACCACGACTTCTATTGTTATCAACAACAAACCATTCTGACTCAATAGCTTTTGCTACTTTTAAACCGTAATCACTGCTTTGCTTTTCAGCATCGCTAACGGCTTGGCTTGGAAAATAACTTTTTACAACAGACTCTGCCATATTTATTTTTTAATTAATTTAGATGTATTACCTTTGTTGTTATATGTGGCAATACTTAAGTTCAGTTTAGGTTTTTGTATTGGGGCATTTGGTCTGTAAAGGTGTCTATTATTAGCCATTATAGCTAAACCAGAACTAATAGATGCATCATGCTTTGTTCTTTTGTTTATATCAAACTTAGCCCAATCGTTTAATAAATCGTTAAAATAACAATCACCAAAAGACCCGTCTTGTTTTATACCAACATGATCTTGGATGTACATTTCAATAGCAGCAGCATGGGCTTGTTTTATATCTTCGCTAGAGTTTGGTATCCCTCCAACTTCTTTTTCTGAAACAGATAGTTTGTTCCATATTTTGTCTGGCCTATTCATACTAAAACCTCTATATCCTCTTCTTTTTAAATAATACAATAATCTTGGTTTATTGTTCTCCGCGAGTATTGGCATTCCGTAAAATACTAATGCCATTAAAACATCTTCAAAGAATATTTCAGCGGTTTGCGGTCTTGCTAAGTACTCTAGAAAAAAACTATTAGCAGGAGCATCTTCCATACTAAACTTAGTTAATCCGTGTAAAGCACCTTTAGATCCTACACCATCTACAGTTCCTGATATGTCATAACTATCACAGCCAAAAGCTCCCATATGTTCATTGCCAGGCCACTTAATACCATTTTTTATAACAATGTTATTCTGTATGTTAGATGGCGGTGTCCAACTTATTTTAAATCTACCTTTTGGATCTGGATAAAATATAACTTTTGAATCTTTAACTCCATTAACCCATTGAAAATTACCTTTTGTAACACCTAAGGTTCTAGACATTTCTTCGTTATAATCTATTTGCTCGTATATTTTTACTAAGTTAAATATACTATTTTTTGTTTCATCTCTAAACGCATGCTCAGTAGTTCTTGGAAATTGTCTATAAAATTCGTTTAACGCGTCTTGATCGTTTTTTAAACCGTCAGCCTCGTTCTGCCAACTGTCTATAACTCCTATATCTATTAATTCCCCATGTGGGTCGAAGACATCATGATCCGGAGTATTGAAGATTGGGCTTCCATGCTCGTCAATAAATCCTTCGTAGTTCCACTCCATTGGGATAAAAAGAGAATATAGACCAGACGCTGTCTGTCCATTTCTGTTTCGCTTAGTAACGTCTGATGCATTGTATAGTTTTTTAAAGTTTTCTCCACCTTTGTCTAAAGCATTTGATGTTGAGCCCATCATACATTTACCGATAATTCTACTACCTAATCGTAAACATGTTTTTGTAACTCTCCAGTTGTTTAATATATTATCAGGTCTTTCCCACTTACCACTCTCGTCGTGCACTAATAGTTTTAGCTTCTCACCATCATAACTATTATCTCCAGTATTCTTCCAATCTATAGTTGTATCTAATCCTTGTAAATCCTCTAACTTTTCATTTGAAGTTATCTTTTTTCTAGTAAACTTACTAGCTGGAACTCTATAAGCAAGCTCAGACTTTGGTCGATCCATACCATCTTGAATGGGTGAAAAGAAAAATGGATAATTTATACTAATTGGTACCACTTTATCAGTAAACATCTTTTTAGCATCAGCACCTGTTTTGGATAGTATTCCAAACCTTGCATCACTTGATATTGTAGCTTGGTTAACTGTTTCAGCTGACGACATAAAAGAGAATCCAGATCGTCTATTTTTAAGGTAACACATACCATAACATCTTTTATCTGCCTTGCAAGCTTCCCAGAATATAAAAAACAATCTATTAGCTTCTCTAAAATCTGGTGCACCTACATCAATCTTACTCCATTGCAGGTACATATAATGTGTACCCGTTATATATGTTGGCACTCCAGCATTATCAAACCAAAAGCCTTCTTCTCTTCTTTTAAATTCTTCGTCTATATAATCATACCACTGTGATTTCTTCTCTTCAGGATATGCTCTCCAGTCAAATATATTTTTAAGTCTACTTAATTCTTTAGGATATTCAAACTGTTTCCACTTTTTCTCCTTGTTGCTATACACACTGCGCTCCTTTGGTAAAGCTATTTGAAAATTTTGTATTTCAATTATCTCTCCTATCTGACCGCTCTTAGATATAACGACAATATCATGTTCTTTATTGTAACCGTATTCCCATTTCTTACCCTTGTTAAGTCTACTTATTGTAGTCTTTTTTATAGGCTCTACCGTCTCAACTAAGCTTTGATCGTACATTACTTAGATCTACCTTCTGCGAATCCTTTAAAAACCTTTTCCTTTTTCTCTTCAGGTTCCTTACCATCAAGTAAGTTTTCTTCTTCTTGAATTCTATTAAGTATTTCGAATGCGTCAAATATAGCTAGTTTTTTAGTAGCTGCGGCATTTTTTAATCTATCAGCTGATATATCGTCATCAGAGTCTACAATAGCTTCTTTAGCAACTTTAATCAGTTCTTCAACTGCTTTATGCCCAGCTTGGATTATACTCTTCTTCGTCTCCTTGATATTCATATTTGATTGTAATAAAATTTGATAATACTCTATATAGTTTTTGACCATCTATAATAAACTCATATTCTGAGCTAGGTCTAAAACCTATTAAATCACCCTTGTTAACAGTACCATCTGTGTATTTAACAATACCAACCAAGGGTCTTTCTATATCTACATTTAGATTATTTGTAGATTTTATTGGAGCGACAAAGCAATAGCCTTTCTGTGCGCGCCATTCGGTGTCTTTATGTAAAAATATTTGATCAGGTTGTACTAAATAAGTTTCTTCATTTATATAACTTCTGCTATTCTTTTCTGCACCGTGTTGATTATGCCATCTTCTGAAAACGTTATGATGAACAATCACAATATCATTTACTTTAATGTCTGTATCACCAATAATAGGTACTTCTTTGACAACAGCTTTTCTACTCACATATTGGTGGTTAGATATTTCTGTGTTAACTATAAGCTCTTTACCGCCTATGTCTTTTGTATTATTGTACCTTGAATTTATTGGTGTTACAACAAAGTTGTACACCGACCTCATTAATACTCTAAATTATATTCTACAGATACAGCCATGTTTTTATTAAAATCTTTCCAAGGAAGTACATCTTTGTTCTTTTTAATATAAACACTAAACTTGTCGTCTTCTTCTATAATGTCACATATAGTATGACCACCATACACTTCTTGCCCTACGGCATAGTGCATGGCGTCATTCTTATAATCTTTACCTATAGAAATTTTACGAATCAGCTTCGACATCGTAATTTATTTCTCCAGTTTGTATGTTAACGTTTACCTTACCATACTCTTCTTCTAAGCCTTTTTGTTGCTCTTGAAGACTTCTTTGTAATTCAGAAATATCATGCATTATCATATGCTTTCTAGTTTCCATTCTACCTACCTCCATTTGCATGTTGTTAATAGGTGAAACTATTTCTTGAATTGCTTTTAATTGCTCTTCAGTGATTGATGTAGGTTTAAGGTCTACTACCTTTTCTTTCTTTTTTGCCATTTTATTTAATTTAAGTTAATTATTATTTTTTAATATGTTGTAAATCCAAAGTTAAATTTTATTGGGTTTACGATGTACAACTCATCGTCATCTGTTAAGGCACCTACATTAACTGCTGTTAAAGTTATTAAATTAGCTGTTACAGAAGCAACTGTGCCTAAAACAGCGTCGTCTTGTGCGTGTATAACATGTCCAGGTCTGATAGTTTTATCAGCATCTTCATCAGCTGTAATTATAGTTGTACTTGCCCCAGCTGCATAATTACTGCCGTTGTTTACTGTAACACCAGTAGATAAATTTGCGCCACTAACAAGTGTAGCACCAACATATACGGTTACATAACCAGCGTTTGTTCCCACGTCTAAATCATTGTCATAATCAGCAAAAACAACTCCATTGCTAGGATTACCAATAGTGCTATGGTAAAACCTATGAAGTCCTTCTGATATGTCTATTACTCTATCAGCTGCTGCTACTGAATGAACACCTATTAGTTGATCTCTTTCAAAGTGACCTGTGCAATTAGCGTGAACAGTTCCTAGTGAAACGTTATTGTTTTTTGCAAACAAAAAATTTACCCCAAACTGTTGCCCTACATTATCTACACCAGGAGCTAAATAAGACACATGATCTAATACCGCATTTTTTGGTATTTTTAAAGCTACCCAATCAAAAAGAACATCATCTGCAGCAAATGCTCCAAGATGTTGTTTTGACGCTGCAATAGTTGGCGTTATGGTTGTTCCATAAATTCTTTTCATAATTTTATTTTTTTACTTTTTCTAGTGAACGACCGCCAAAATAAGCACCGATCACAGTTATTAATACTAATTGTAAAAGATCTACATAAGAGTCTTTTACACTAAACTTTATAAAGCCAGCATCTATAAATATAAGTAGCATTGTGCATACTACTAAAAATATTAATACTAGCGGTCTTATATTTTTACTTAGCCACGAGTCTGAGTTCATGTCTAACCTCCATCTTTCGGTTACTTGCTTTTGCATTTCAGCTTCGTAACCCATAATTAAATCTTTTATCTTAGCTTCTGCAGCTAACTTTTCTTCTTTGGTTGTTATTAGATTATCTAATACTCCACCTACGTTTTTTACTAACTCACCAGCTCCTGCTGAAAATATTTTACTTAACATCTGTATTTGTTTTTACTTTTTCAAAAGCACTAATACCAAAACATCCTAATGTTACCATAACAAACGAATTGTATATAGTGTCGTTAATTTCTAATTCTCCACCCCCTACATATCCCATGTATATAAC